CCTCCTGGAACGAGAAGCAGCCATGGGACGCAGCAACTTCATGCTGCAATTCATGCTCGATACAAGCCTATCCGATGCAGAAAAATTCCCACTTAAAATGGCTGACCTTATCGTTACAAGCGTCAACCCTAATACTGCTCCTGACAGCATCATCTGGTGCTCAGACCCCTCAAACGTCATCAAAGAACTACCGACTGTCGGACTACCTGGAGATTATTTCTACAGTCCAATGCGTATCCAAGGAGAGTGGCATCCTTACCAAGAAACAATCTGCTCGGTTGACCCGTCGGGTAGAGGAACAGATGAGACGGCTGCAGCTTTTATCAGTCAAAGAAACGGTTTCCTGTACTTGCACAAAATGTGTGCTTACAGAGACGGATACTCTGACAACACGCTCTTGGACATACTGAGACACTGTAAAAAATATCAGGTACAAAAACTTGTCATCGAAACTAATTTTGGTGATGGTATTGTTGCAGAACTGTTTAAGAAGCATCTTCAACAGACTAAACAGGCGATTGACGTCGAAGAAGTCAGAGCCAACGTTCGCAAAGAAGACCGTATTATTGATGCTCTTGAGCCTGTTCTTAATCAACACCGCCTTGTCGTTGACCGTAACGTCATTGACTGGGACTACAAGTCCAACAAAGACGAAGCCCCTGAAAAAAGACTCCTGTACATGCTCTTCTATCAGATGAGTCGCATGTGTAAAGAGAAGGGGGCCGTCAAGCATGACGACAGGCTCGATGCTCTTGCTCAAGGCGTCAAATACTTCACTGACTGCATGTCTATCTCAGCTCAAGAAGCTGTCAACCAAAGAAAACGTGAAGATTGGAACGACATGCTGATCGCTTCAATCGAAGACCCTCAAGGCTCAGCTAACCACCTTGTCCTTGGCATGGATAAAGACCAAAGACAAAAAGCTAGAGGTAATGCCAAGAACGGTCTTCCTACCTGGGTTTCTCTTTAGTCTTACGTAAGACTCAATCCAATCCCATATGTATAAGGGGGAAGGGAAAGGAAGGGTGGACCTGACTCGTCCCCCCCACATGAGACTGACTCGTCTACAAGTAGACAACTCAGTCTCTTTACTTATACAAGATATGTCCCCGGGGATGGACATTCTGTGAATCTATTAAGTACATGTTTTGTAATGACATTAACCAAGACTGGATAATATCATACAGATCATCAGTATAATACTATTAACAGGAACATATGGACATTAAGTTAGACGATGTAAAGATCATGAAGTGTAAAGAATGTGGTGTAGAAGTTCCGGTAAATGTGAACTACCCAATTTCTGAAGTCACTTGTCTGGTGTGTTGGGCTAAGCGTAAGACCGATAAAAAATGACAAAAATTTGTCAAGCCTATTAACGCGTATACACGGCCGCCGTTTACCCCGTCGCCCCCTTCGCGTCCAGAAAAATCGGTCTGGACGGGACTGGACAGGCCTAGATCCCAGTCATAGCAAGGGTTTTAGGGCCTTGCGTACCTGTGTAAGAAGCAGATACGCAGGACTAGACGGCACGATATGGGGTCTTATATGTAACGCGCGCGTTCTATATGTACAGCGTGATCTGTGCGGCCACAACCAGTTGGATAAGTGTCACA